CAAATTTTAAAAAAAATTCTAACTTACAAACTAACAAACAAAACACCGGTTTTGCTCAAAGCAAAGCCAAAAACCCCAATTATAAACATAATAATAATAATGTGAATAATAATACCAAGAAATCTGGAAAAATTGAGGTTAAAGAAAAACCTAAGGTTGCTATCACTGACTTAGTTGGTGAGACACAACTTGAGGCAGTGCAGACCCGAGTAGGTGTGAGTGTAAATAGTAAATTGACTCATACATATCCAATGCCTGTTATCTTTAATCAAGATTTTAATGTGAATATGGCTTCATTGTCAAATTCACACCGATCTTTTGGTTATAAGCTTCGACACATCCCGCTAGGAATGGAGTTTCCATTCATTGTAACTAAAGATGAAAAGTCTCACTTAAATCCACACCATGATTTGGCTGTATTAAGAGAGGCTTACGAAGCAGACAATTTACTTAAAGTGTATAATTATATAACTTATAAGCAAATGGCGCACATTGTAGATGTTGGATCATCACCTAGATTCATCAGCTACGGTCTGCAGTCAACAGCATTAATACCCATGACTGGCTTGCAAGATGCCGCAAGGTGCTTTTCCCGCAAAATGGTTATTGACTCAGTCGATGACTTGCATGCGGGGGATGAACTTTGTTATGAGACCGACACATTAGGCGATTACCTTGATGATATATTCAAGCGCTTAGGTGAAGATCCAAAAACAAAGAAGTCGGAAAGCTTTCAAGACATTTACGGTAGTGATGCTGTGTTATTCAATTTTACTGATTCCTTGTATTATATGACTGAGATGGAAAAAGCTAAGTTGGATAAATTTTGCTCATTGTTAATACGTATGAGTAGATATAAATATAATAGGTATAAACCCAAGAAAGATAATGATCAAACCTCTGAAATTTATAATGATAGAGGATTCATTATTGGAACTGGTTGTATGCATGTATTTAAAATACCTGATCATAAAGATCAGGTAGATGTAATTAAATGGGGGGATCCGGTTGGTACAATCGCTTACAGAAATGGTGAAATTGTCCAATCAGTATTAGGAAATCCCCAAAATTATATACAAGGAGCACAATACTCTGAATTGTATTACACAGACTATAAAAGAGATGGTCCTTTTGAAATAGTTGTTACCCACCGATCTAATATGGAGGGTACAAATTATATAAAATATGACTTAATATATAATGCTTTTCGAAGTGATATACATAAATCTTTCATAGCTAAGGCTGAAAATGTTGACAAATCAATATTTAAGCCAGAGTTATTATCTATAAATGGGTGCAGTAGACAGCAATTGCTGGATGTATATAATTACAAAACTGACGAAGATAAAGTTAAAGAGAAAATAGCTGAATCTGAAAAGAAGATGGAGGAGGAGAATAAACAACTTCAAATTCTTAACAAGCAGCAACCTCTTAATTCAGTCAAATTAGATTTGATTGATACATCTAAAAATTTTGTCAAGTCATCTACTGATAACTCAGTGTTCATATATCAAAACGGTGAGAAATACACTGCTGTAAAGAAATGTAGTGGATTCTTACAATCTAGGGTGGTTCGTCAAGAACTGACCTGGAATATGCATTGTATGGATAAACACATATTAGATGCATCTAATTATAATGTGTGCATCCCTGTAAATGAATACTCTAAAATAGTTAAGACACTATTATCAGCTAAGACAATTGATTTCAACACCTTGTCGGATGTAGTTAAGTTAGTTTACTCAATTACAAACACATTGGGTGATGAAGCAATTGGAATACTGGTGATGGCGTTATTTGAAGTCATGACGGTTAGCGCCCGATTGACTGAGGTAGCCCAGATGAAGATGTCAAACTGGGTTAACGCTTATAAATCAGGGAAAGCATTCTACACTGTAAGTTTATTTGATAGATTTGTAGTTTTCTTCTCTGATGTTATAAGAGGTGTGTTGGGTAATGATTTGAAATTGGTTAATCAAGCCATGGCATTATTTTCTCCTGATAAGTAGGAAATATGGCCAACCCTAAAACACACCTCACATGATAACATAATGTATGGTATATGTGTAAATGAAGTTGTACAAAAACAATATGCCGTCACTTTGAGTGTACGGCATGAATATAAATTATTTTATGATCCAGGGATTGTTAAATTAGATGAAATACCCTGTATTTGTAAAAATATCAATAAACCAGTTGCTAAAAGGATTTTACCTACTTCTAGCAATACAGCTAAATTGATAGTATATAAAAATTGTATAAAAACAATGCTTGCTGCTAGTCATCGGCAAGCTAAATCCATGCCTGCTATGGATCCTGTTATACGGGATGCTTGGTATGAATTTTGTAATGACATATTTAATAATGAAATAGTCCCTATTTTATATAATTTTAAATATTCATATAATCATTGGTTCAACCATTTGACTTCCAAACAACAAAGAGAGATATTGGGAATTGATATATCACAGCTTGATAAGTATGTATATAGCAATTTTCCTAAAGTTGAATTGCAGATTGATGATTCAGCTAAGGCTCGCAATATCTCAGCACCTAATGCTGAAGTCAAATTCGTTATGGGACCAGTTATATGGCAACTTGAATATCTTTTCTCAAAGAAATTTCACGGTTATTGTGGAGGAAAGACATATCAAGAAATGGCGGATTATTATCAGAATTGTTATGAAAAAGGTCTCGATCTGTCAGCACAAGGTGATGGATCCGGCTTTGATTTGTCACAATTACATGAATGTAAATATATTGATAGATTAATATATAATTATTTAGTTGACAACAACTATATAACTCATGTTGATAGCGAAATATTTAGATCAGTGTCTTGTAGGCGTTATCGTAAACTAATGCTTACTGCATTGATAGATGGTGTACATAAACAATTAGGCTATATGACTTTGGATGCTACTGTTGGATCAGGATCACCTGATACAACTTTTGGCAATACCTTGCGTATGGCAATGTATAATCGTTTTGTATTAGAACAAATTCTCAAGCTTACAAAGGATGACTATGGTTTACTTTGTAAGGGTGATGATTTTGTATTGTTGATCTCTAAATATTATTATAATCAACTCGAATCAGCTTATTACAAATTTTTCCTTAAAGCAGAAGAATTTGATGAGGTTCGAGATAACAATAAACCAATCAAAGGAGCACAAATTTTAAAATTCCTTTTGATTGGTGATTATGAATCTATTGATTTCTGCTCAACTAATGTAATACATAGAAATAATACTATAGTTGTTATAAGGAAGGTTGATAGATTAGTTTCTCTGGGTCATTGGTCAGTTAAAGCACTGCAATATTCGAAACCAGAGTTAGCTTTGTATTATAAAGCCCTAGCTGATTGTAATAAGGCATGGGCGAATAATCTCTTTTTCTTCGAAGGTTATACTCGTGTATACCAAAAATATCACGATGTTTTATATAAAACTTTAGATGCAAAAGAGTTAAAGATGTACAAAAATTTTTCTAGGAAAGGTGAAGTCAAAATCACCTTACCTGTTGTAGAAAAGTATAGAGATGACGATTCCCAAGATTATAAATTTGGTAGAGACTTGGGCATTGCACTCAAGGAGAGAAAACAATTTAATACTGTTGGTGACTCCTATGTAAATGATTTTCTTATAGATAAATATAAAATAACTAAAGATGTTGCAATTCTACATATAGATAAACTATTGAATTGTGATGAACATCTATTGTATGATAATGTAAGTGGTCAAATCATGTGATCTTAGGGGAAAGAGGTCAGATGTGGTGTTTTGTTGTATATATCTTAGTGTCAGTCGTATTGTGATCTGGTGAACTTGGATATATTGTTGTAATAGCTAATCAAAATTATTTCAATGTATTGGTTCTATATTCTAATTGTATCTTGAATGGTACGATAACTGTTATTCTGAGCAGGATGGGTGGAAGATAATGAGCTTCTTCGAGTTTTAGAAGAAGACAAAACAACCCAAACAAACCTCAGCAGTGGTTAGAATAATCCCCAAGAAGTTGAAGTGATGAGATGAACTACGCAGACAATATATTTGTGTTACAAGTTCTTTAAGATCAATTACCCACACCCATAGTTTCAAAAGGTGTGCAGTACTGCGA